GAGCTGTTAGACTTTAATCCAAAATGAATGTCAGTCAGAACAGCCGCTTTCTTAAATAGATTAGCCATAGTTATATTATACGCAAGTTAAGAGTAAAGTGCAAATCTAATGTCGCCAATTACTCTTCGTAATGCCCACCACCTGCACCCCAGTCGCCTTGGCGTGTATAGCTTGGACTATAATTGTTCATCTCTAAAATATCGTCTCGGATATTTTGGTTACGTTTCTCAATGTTTAATACACGTGTAAAGCTATTTGTGATAGCCGCCGTATAATAGGCAAATGGATTTTGGCTTTTTGCTTCATCAAACTGTAGGCCAATTTGGCTTAACTGTAGTAGGGCCTGGCTACGCATCTCATCGTTGTAGGTATAACCACGCCAGTTTGATCTAGTAGCATAGCGTTCACATAGTTTAATAAACATGTGTGCTAGTTTGCCTGTCATAGTTCCATGATCTTTTGAAAATTTACCTTTTTCTACGTCACCTTTCCAATGACTCTTACCTACACAGACAGGTGTGCCTTCTTCGTCAACGCGATAATGTTGGAAAGGAGGAAAGTTTACTTTGGTATATTTAGTTGCACCTTTGACTACCACAGGCTCATCATATTCAGTCTCAAAGTTTTCTTCATCAGCATCATATTCTTCTTGTGCTTTTAAATCGGCTTTTTTCTGTTTAACGTCGTCGATTGGTATATGTCCCCAGGTCATAACACGGAAAACTACGTCTGTTTGTGGGATATCTTTGGTTGGAGTTAGATATTCATCTAGTTTTTTCTTAACTCCATTAAGTAAATCTATTTCTTGTGCTTCTTTAGCCAGGCGTTCTGCACGAGATTTACGTGCTTCCTGTATGGCTTTCTTGGTGATCTTGTCAACCCCCAAGACGATCATGTCATAATTTTTTACTTCATCGTTGATGAAACTACAGTAGGTCAGCTTGCTTTTTGCAATTTCCTTGAGGATGTCTTTGTTATTCAGATAATTTATTTTTCTGGCCATGGTTACATTTCCTTTTAAACTACTACTATTATATAGTCTATAAATACATGATAGCAAGAGGAATTTGATAAAATGGCATTTTTTCCGAAACAGGACACAGGCATACCCACTCCTACCAGCGTGAATTTTGGCGGATCTAACACAGTGTTTGATCTACTGAACCCCAGCAAACAACGCCTTGATAATTCAGGACTAAATCTTGGAGGCTTGAGCAGCATGGCCAAGGGCATACCCAACATTGGTTTCCAAAGCATGTCGGGCACGAATGGTGCTACAGCAGCCGCGGAAGATGACTGGCGTGTGCGTGTGAGTCTCAGCCCTAATGCCAAACTATTTTATCAAGATATAAGCCAAGGCAGTAATGCAATCATGCATCCTTTACTTGAAACCAATGGTGTTATCTGGCCCTATACTCCCAGCATCACTGTCAGTCATGCGGCAAATTATCTATCTACTCCTCTCACACACAGCAACTATCCCGCACATTTCTATAATAACAGTGAAGTGCAGGATATACAGATCTCAGGTGATTTTACCGTGCAGAACATGGAAGATGGACAATATCTCATGGCCGCGGTGTATTTCTTCCGCTCAGCTACCAAGATGTTCTTTGGACAGGGATCTAACGCAGGTAATCCACCACCCATCGTGTTCCTAGATGGATATGGCAGCCACTATTTCCCTCATGTACCTTGTGTGGTCACTAACTTCACACACGTGCTGTCAAATGATGTTGACTATATCCAAGTGCCGATCAGTCAGACAGTGTTAGATACTAGTCCAGTGGATCCTAATCGTAGCGTGAATCTAACACCCGAAGAACAGAAATATGTGCCTAGCCTACTGGTATCTAACACACAGGCCACGACACCCAGCACACAGGCCACGGTGCGCAACAGCAGGACCAAGTCAATCACAACTACTACACGTGTGCCAACTACCAGCACGGTCACGGCGACTCTGCGTCCAATGTACAGTCGCAGTAATCTACACAATAGATTTAATCTCGATGACTTTGCCGCAGGCAAGCTAGTGGCTGATCAACAGAACGGATTTGGGGGATTTATCTAATGGCTATCGCTTACAACAAGACCAGTCCCTATGCAAATACCAATACATTTGCTTTTTTCTTAGATGTTGCTGATATTCCTGCGATACCTTATGATCCAAATGACGTGCAGTACCAAATCGATGCGATCTATAGAGGTCGTCCAGATCTACTGGCCTTTGACCTATATGGTGACAGCAGTCTATGGTGGGTATTTAGTGTACGCAATCCAAATGTCCTGCAAGATCCTATCTTTGATTTTCTACCCGGAGCAATCATATTCATTCCTAAAAAAGACACGATAACTTCTATACTAGGAATATAATAAATCATGGCTACCACATCAGTAACCACTCCAGCACAACAGGCCCAAGAATTTTTTGTCAGCAAGGGGTGGACACCAGCCCAGGCAGCGGGACTGGTGGGAAATTTCCAAGCAGAATCCGGAGTGAATCTCAAGACCAATGCTGTTGGTGATGGCGGAACAGCCTACGGTATAGCACAATGGAAGCCAAATCGCCAGGCAGATTTCCAAGCGAAATATGGTTTCCCCATACAGCAGGCCAATCTGAACCAACAGTTGGAATTCGTAAACTATGAATTGACTGAGGGCAAAGAACAGGCCGCGGGAGCCAGGATCCGAGCAACAACCACCGCTGGTGAAGCCGCAGCTGTCACTGATCAATATTATGAAAGAAGCAGTGGAATCGCCAGGCAAAAACGCATAGACTATGCTAACTCCATCTATGCTGGCAGAGATCCTACGGTGACTCCACCACCAACCACACAGGCTGCCATAGATGCCAATTCAGGAACCAGCAGCCAAGTCGAACCTGCAACAGAAACCGCTCCTGGCCAGACTGCATTTTACAAGATCCCTGGTGGAAAAACTAATAGCGTTCCATTGGCCGATCAACCAGACAGCGTGGATACCAGCAAACCTTTGCCCAATGTCTTGCATCAATATCCCAGTTACATCTACGCACTGAGCCTGCACCTGCTGTCAGCCCAAGAATATAATAATGTGATCGCTAGTGGCACATACACGCCCAACAGAGTACTAGTGGCCAGTGCTGGTAGATATAACAATATTCCTGGGGTCAAGCAATTCATACGTAGTCCTTATTTTGCTGAAGATTTCTATTTTGACGAATTTACCATGACCACGGTCATAGGAACCAACAGCCATTCTCGCAACACCAATGCTATAGAGATGGCATTTACTCTATTAGAACCCTATGGCATGACCCTGATCAATCGACTGTTAGATCAAGCCAATGATCCTGAATTAAATTGTTCTAATTATCTAGACATGGTTTACCTCCTACAGATTGATTTCTTTGCCAGCAATGATGCGGGGGAAGTCGTAGGGATAGTTCCAGGAATTACCAAACGCTTTCCAATAAAACTCACACAGATGAATATCAAGGCTGGGGTCCGAGGATCAGAATATCAGATACAGGCAGTGCCATATAATCATTCGGCCTTTGATCAAACCACGGTAAGCACACCAGCTAACTTTGAATTGGTTGCTGGGTCGGTTGGCGAGATGTTCCAGTCTGGCGCCAACACCAATCCACAAAAACAAGTTACCAGCCTACCTGCAGCACTAAATGGCTGGCAAAATGATCTGGTAAAAAATAACAAGATAGCAGTTCCGGATACCTATGCGTTTAATATCGATCCAAAGATAGCCGATTCTGCCTTTGCCTCAGCATCTACACTAAGTGCCAGAGATACCAGCATGGCAAATCCCTTGGATACCAACAGCATCAGGCAAAGCAATCTAGGAACATCTACCAAAGATTATAATGCCTTGACTCGTACAGTTGGAGTCAATGCAGGCACCAGCATAGATAAGATCATTGATAACGCAGTGAGAAACAGTGATTATATCAAAAATCAGATAGCCATACCCGACGGAGTTGATCCCCAAGCATATCTGCAACAAAAAGCACAGCAACAGGATCAACCATTGAATTGGTATAGGACTACTCCGACAGTTACATTGGGAGAATTTGATCCCATACGCAAGGTCTACAGCCGGAATATTACCTACAACGTGCAACCATATACGATCTACAATGTCAAATCAGATGTGGCTCCACAGGGCAAAATAACTAATTTCGTCAAGAGCTATAATTACATCTACACAGGCAAGAATGATGATGTGATCGATTTCGACATCAATTTCAACACGCTGTACTACACTGCACAGACAGCCTATAGAGACGCAGTGGCCAGCATATACAAAGCACCCAGCAAATCAGATGCTGGAACAGCACAGAATTCGGGAAATTATCAAGGACAAACCCAAGGACCAAACAGTGTCATGCCAATGGTCATGAAGCCCCAGGTGTATAATGCCCGTGCCAGAGCCACAGGTGGCAGCATTGGTGCAAAAGATGTAGCAGTGGCTGATCTTGAAGACAGCCTGATGACATTAAGCGCGGCAGACATGCTCAGTGTTAATCTAAAGATCTTAGGTGATCCACAATTTTTAAAACAGGATGACTGTTTCTATACTCCATTGACCACCACTAGCATACCAACCAACGATCCAAGATTGACTGGTAATGGTAGTTTACGCACTGATTACGGCGAGATATATGTGCTGTTGACATTTAGGACTCCAACAGACATAGATGAAACTACAGGACTGATGAAGTTTAGCCAAAATTATAGGACCAGTGTGTTTTCGGGCATATACAAGGTACTAACGGTACAGAGTGAATTCCGATCTGGGCAGTTCACACAGACCTTGAATTTGATCAGATTACCTAATCAATCTGAGTATGATTATGTTAATCAATCACAAAACAGCAATGATCAGAGACTAAATGATCTTGACTCAAATACCCAAGCACCATTTAATACGAATCCTCTGGTACAGAACGTGCCAATTCCACCACCGTCACAATTGATCGGTGAAGCCACATCACAACAATCAGCACAGAGCCTGTTTACTAACGAAATACCACCATTATTAGATTCTGCGCAACAGCGATTAATTAATGTAAATAATACGGCACCAACGGTGTTGATCGATACCTCTAATCAACCAGAGACTAACACACCGATACTAACCTAACGGAACCACATATGGCGATAGATTTTCGAATTGGTACTAAGATAAACAAGAGCCTGAGAACAGATCTCGCTCCAGCCACCAACATCTCACCTTTTCCTTATATTGGTGTAGTCAAAAACAATCTTGATCCCACACGCTGTGGTCGCGTCCAGGTATTCATTCCTGAGCTGGGTGGCAATCCCGATGATCCAGCCAATTGGCGCACGATAAGCTACGCTAGCCCATTCATGGGCTATACTAGCACAGAAATAAATCAGACTGACGCCCAGGATAACAAAGAATCTTTTACTAACGTGACCCACACATATGGCATGTGGATGGTACCACCAGACATCGGAGTAGAAGTCATCTGTATGTTCATCGCTGGTGATCCCATGCGTGGTTATTGGATGGCCTGCGTAAATTCAAATCTCAGTAGATATATGCTGCCTGGACTTGCTGGCAGCACAAACGTTAACTCAACATTCGCAACTGCCAATGCCAAGGCCAGTTACACACCTGGCGATCAACCCCCAGTGGTAGAATTCAATGAAAACATACCTGCTAATGAAACTAATTCTAATTTTTATAATGCTCCTAAACCCATACACGAAACACAATATGCTGTGCTTAAACAGCAAGGCCTAGACAAGGACACAGTTCGAGGTACTATATCCAGCAGCAGCCAGAGAGAAACCCCCAGCCAGGTATTTGGTATCAGCACCCCAGGACGTCCTTTAAACGACCCAGCTGACGATCCTAATTATGTCAGGAAATTGAATGCTGGTACGCTGACGGAAGACTATTATCGTGTTAAATCACGCAAGGGCGGGCATACCTTTGTCATGGACGATGGTAGTGTATTGGGAGTTGATCAGCTGATTCGTTTGCGCACAGCAGGTGGACATCAGATACTCATGAATGACACGGAAGAAATCATCTACATCAGCCACGCCAAAGGCAACAGCTGGGTCGAGTTAACCGCTGATGGCAGCATAAACATCTACAGCAAATCGGGATTTAATCTACGCAGTGAAGGTAATGTTAACATACACAGTGATCAAAATATTAATTTAAATGCCCAGGGCAATATCTACATGAACAGGGTCGCTAACGTATCAGCAACAGTAAACTCGTTGCCTAATACAGTATTCCAAAGCAATACGGGAACCTGGATAAACACAGCTAATAGTATTAGTACTATCAGCACTGTGGCTCCAACGCATGAGCCATTTTATAGGGGCTAAATACGATTATGGCCACTACATATAAAGGATTTAGCACGCAGAACGGAAGAAATTTCCGCCTCGCAGACTTTGATCTGATCAAACAAGATATATTAAATCACTTCAATATCCGCAAGGGTGAAAAATTGATGCGGCCAAATTTTGGTACTATCATCTGGAACGTCCTACACGAACCCTTTACTGAAGATCTAAAAAGCGTGATCACACAGGATGTTAAAGCTATCGCCAGCTATGATCCGCGTGTGAGCTTTGATAATATCATTATTACTGAATTTGATCAAGGTCTACAGATAGAACTACAACTACGCTACGTCTTATCCAATCAAACCAACGTCATGCTGTTGAATTTTAACGGCACGACCAACCAACTAACCACAGCATAATAAACTACCCAGTTTTTGTTCCTGATAAATACTATATAATAGGAAAAGAAGCATGGCAATCACCACGAGACAAACCAGTTTATTAGTTGCAGAAGATTGGACCAAGTTATATCAATCTTTCCGTAATGCAGACTTCCAAAGCTATGATTATGAAACTCTGCGTGCTAGTATGGTCAGCTATCTACAGCTTTACTACCCTGAAGATTTTAACGACTTCATAGAAAGCAGCGAATTCATCGCACTGATTGACATGATCGCCTTCCTAGGGCAAAGTCTTGCTTTCCGCGCCGACTTAAATGCCCGTGAAAACTTTATCGACACAGCACAACGTCGTGACAGTATTCTTAAACTCGCACGCTTGATCAGCTATAATCCCAAACGCAATATCAACAGCAAAGGTCTTTTGAAGTTTGACTCGGTCAGTACCACTGAAACCCTATACGACAGCAACGGGCTTGATCTCAGCGGATTGGTGATCAACTGGGCAGATGCTGGTAACAACAATTGGTTAGAACAATTCACCCTGATCCTAAATGCAGCATTCGTGAATAACCAAAGCGTTGGTAAGCCCAGTAACAGCCAGATCATCAACGGCATCATCAATGAAGAATATCAGATTAATTTATTGACCAATACCCTGGCTCGATTCCCCTTTAATTCCACAGTAGCGGGCACCCAGATGCCGTTTGAGATGGTCAGTCCTACCAGCGCAGGTAAGACCTATATATATGAATCTAATCCCAGCCTGAATGCTCCATTTAATGTTCTCTATAAGAATGATAATCTAGGTAATGGATCTGCTAACACAGGGTTCTTCCTTTATTTCGTACAGGGAGCTCTACAAAGTATAGATTTTAATTTTGGAGAGAGCATTCCTAATCGTGTTTATGGTGTTAATACCAACAATATCAACAACAGCGATATTTGGTTATATAGCATAGATGCCAACGGTAATTTAAATGATCTATGGCAGTCCGTACCAGCAGTGGCCAATACAAATGTCATCTATAATCAGATGCAAAATAGAAATATCTATCAGGTAAACACACGTGCCAATGATCAGATCGATCTAGTATTTGGTGATGGAAGTTTTGCTAATATTCCACAAGGTACTTTTAGGCTCTACTATCGAACCAGTAATGCTTTACAATACAAGATCACTCCGGATGAAATGCAGGGCATCGTCATCCCCGTGAATTACGTCACAGCCACAGGACGTATCGAAACACTTAACATCACGGCCAGCCTACAGTATACTGTGGCCAATGCTACCACCAGAGAAAGCCTTGACGATATCAAGCAAAAAGCACCACAACAATATTACACACAGAATCGCATGATCACGGGCGAAGATTATAATATCTTACCCTATACCCTGTTCAATGATATATTAAAAATCAAGGCTGTGAATAGAACCAGTTCAGGTATCAGTCGTTACTTAGATGTCATTGATGTCACAGGTAAATATTCCAGCACCAATATCTTTGCACAAGACGGTATGATCTACAAAGATACATTTATCAACACATTTAGTTTTGACTACAACACTACTAATGATATCTATCGAGTGATCTATGATCAGATACAGCCCATAGCAGAAGCACCCGAAACCCTACAATTCTTTTATTCAGACTATCCCTTGATAGAGCTTAACGACATTCGTTGGCACACATCAACTACTATCGCCAATGGTTCAACTGGATTTTTCATTGATGCTAGTGGTAAGATCCTACAGATTGGATCAGCAGTGACCAGTAATAATCAATACATAGTACAGAATTCCATAGTGAGATTTTCAGCAGGCCCAGGTAACTACTTTGATGCTAATAATTATGTCAGGGTTGGTGTACCAAGTCAACCAGGTGACAAATATTATATCTATGCAGCTATTGAATTAGTAGTGGGCGACGGAACCAATGGTGGACAGGGCAATCTATCTAGTGGTCAAGGACCGGTAACTATCAATGCAGTCATCCCCAGGATTGGTCTTGATCTAGCAGAACAAGACATCATTGGTGACAAGGTATTTGCTGTGTTTAACAATAATTTCTCAAATAGCCTGGTCGCACAGATGGTTAGCTACGTACAGGCCTTTGCTAATTTTGGGTTAAGATACGATGTACAGTCAGGTACTTGGAAAATCATTACCCCACAGGATTTGAACACCGAGGATGAATTTAATCTGACAAGTGCAGGAAATACCAGTGGGCAAGCTCTTGATTCGAGTTGGATCATAGCATTCCAAACAGTGGGCCAGACCTATACAGTAAGCTATCGTGGATTGAACTATGTGTTTGAAAGTGTGCAGGAAACCAACTTCTACTACGATGGCACCACTAAGATATTTGATGCGGCCACAGGATTGACCATCCGCGATCAGATAAAAGTATTAAAAGTCAACAGCAATCCCGACAATGCTAGTCCATTGGCCCTAGACTACATCTGGAACGTGTACAAGAGCGTGACCAATGTTGATGGCTATGTGGATATCAACAAGATATTATTGTCATTCTCAGACAGTGATAACGATGGAGTTCCTGACAACCCTGAACTATTTGATCTGATCGTAAACCCAACTGTAAATACCAACAGCAAGTATGTATATTTCGTGCAGACAGTAGGCTACGATAATTTTGCAGTGCAACAACCTGTTGACAACAACACCGTGGTGTCTATATATAGTTCATTGAGAGATGCACAGATCTCGGCCACGCTGTATCAAAACGGACAGTTGTTCTACATACCAAATGACAATAAATTTTATAAACTCAATGTGAGTGGAGCTGTTTATACTCTAGTAGAACAGACTGGCACCAGTAGCACGGATCTCTATACTGCTAAACTTGGCCGCCAGGACATCTATTTCCAATATCGCCACAATAGTCCAAACAATCGACGCATTGACCCAAGTCCAAATAACATCATTGACTTGTATATAATGACCCAGCAGTATGCTATTGACTACATAGCGTGGGCACAGGACATCACAGGTGCTATCACAGAACCAGCGGCACCAACCAGCGAAGAATTAGAAACCAACTATAGTACATTAGATAACTATAAGGCTGTCAGTGATACTATAATCTATAATCCAGCGGCGTTTAAACCTCTGTTTGGTAGCAAGGCGATCCCAGCACTGCGAGCTACGTTTAAAGTGATCAAGAATCCTAACGTGGTAGTCAGTGATAATGATATCAAGACTTCAGTTATCGCTGCTATCAATCAATACTTTGACATCGCCAATTGGGATTTTGGTGAAACTTTCTATTTCAGTGAGCTGGCAGCATACCTACATGTGCAGTTAGTTCCAAAGATTTCCAGTATCATCATAGTACCAGCCAATGAATCAGAAGTGTTTGGCAGCCTGATGCAGGTAAATGCTAATATAAATGAGATCATCACTAGCTCTGCTACTGTCAATGATGTCAAGATTATTTCAGCTATTACAGCGGCACAGATCAATACCACAGGGATAGTAACTACAGTTTAGGGACCAAGATGGCAACGAGAAAGACACAGACATTTTTACCACAGATATTCCAAACTGACACGAATCAGAAATTCTTGTCAGCTACTATGGATCAATTGGTTAGTGAACCAGATCTACAGACTCTGTATGGATACATTGGTCGTAAATTTTCTCCCACATTTGTTAATTCAGACAGCTACGTTGTTGAACCCAATGCAGATAGACAAAACTATCAGCTTGAACCTAGCATAGTGATCAGAGATGAACAGAAAAACATAACTTTCTTTGCTAGCTATCTAGATCTATTAGCTAAGATTCGATACTATGGTGGCATCACTACGGATCAGAGTCGTTTGTTTGAACAAGAATATTATACATTTGATCCGTTGATCAGTTATGATAAGTTTGTTAATTTCAGCCAATACTATTGGACACCAACTGGTCCTGGTCCTGTAGAAGTCAGTACCAGTGGAGTTGATCTAACCGTAACTTATACTGTAGAGCGTGATGCACCTAACAATAGATATATCTTCAAGAACAATGGTGCAGTTGACAACAGTATTATCCTAGCACGCGGCGGCGTATACGAGTTCGTAGTAGATCAACCCGGACATCCGCTATGGATACAGACAGAACTAGGAGTCAATGGAAAGTTATTAGCTACTCCAACACTTAGTTCACGTGATGTTCTAGGAGTAGAAAATAACGGCACGGATCAAGGTACTATCACGTTCCGTGTGCCACAATCAACGGCCCAGGATAGATTCCTAAATATGCCAATCGCAGCTGAAGTTGAGTATGCGGCACCCTTGCCATATTCAGCACTACAAAATAAAACAGTCAGCCAATTCCTTGCTGCATATCCACAATATGGTGGTATCACTGGTCAGCTCAATGGAAAAGAATTAATCTTTATCAACAGTTCTGCTTACGACAATCTAGGTGAAGCTGCGTGGACCAACGGCAATGTAAATTACGGATCACAGACAGCTAACGTGGCTAACATAGCTGCATTTGGTAAAGTGGGCACTAACACAATCAAACTGGAATCAACACAAAATGTCTATGCTAATCTGATCATATCAGGCACTGGTATTCCGGCTGGTACTACAGTAGCTAATGTTAACACAGGTAATCTAACCATAACATTAAGTGCTAATCTTACTGCTAATGTTACTGGAACATATTCATTTGTCAGCACAGCGTATAATTCAGGGTATAACGTTCTCGATGCAGATCGCTTTGATGTGTGGAAAGTGGTCTATGTTGATGCTGGCATTACTAACAGCAGTGGTGACATTGATTACTTGGTACAACTTGTTCGTACTGATAATATCAACACCAACGAAAAGATATACATTAGATATGGATTAGTAAACTCCAACAAATTATACTACAAGGACTTTGACGGATTCCTCAAAGAAGTTCCCTTGATCACCAGCACATTAAACAACTTATGGATACAAGATGCCACTGTTGGTGCACTATATCAACCCGTACAGATCGTTGAGTATGCAGGATGGACGATCAATGTCGATGAAGAGATAATTGGCAAGCAAAACTATACCAGTCCCAATGGAGTAGATTTTACCTCAGGATTAAAAGTCCAGTTTGGTGATGATGTTACTCCCGCTAGTTATCAAAATCGCCAGTTCTATGTTGAATTGGTGGGAGATCTCGGTAGTGGCATAAGATTGGTGCCAGTAGACGAACTAGTGACTCCAGAAGCCTACAATGATGAAAATGCCACGAATTATCCTCTGATCAGAATAATTCTAAGTGAACAGGTAACAGAAAATATCCCCACAGGTACAACGATATTGATTGGTACTACCAGCGTATTGATCTATGAAGAAGTTATCCTTGGTAGAAATTATATAACTACATTAACCAGTGTAAATCAATCACAGATAGGTGAGGTGGTATCCGGTTTAGGAATTCCTGAAGGTACTATAGTCAGTTCAGTTCGTCTCAATACGGTATTTCCAGATTATATTACTATCAACAGGGCTAGCCGAGATCGCAATGCCTGGTCACGAAATAATCGCTGGACCCATGTTGACGTGATATTAGCCACAGCCGAGTATAATGGTGTCCAACCAGTATTTGATCAAAGCAGCCGAGCACAACGACCTATCATACAGTTTGAATCTGATATACAGTTAATCAATGAAGGACGTGTGGCCAAGGCACCTATCGACATATTAGATACAACAACCTTAAATGCCTTTACCGATCTGCAGGGGAAAACCTTTAGCACAGCATTCGGCATAACCTTATTCAATGGACTGCGTGTGGTATTTGCTGCCGATCAAGATCCATTAGTAAACAGCAAGATCTATGTGGTTAATCTGGTTCAGTATGATGTTGACAGCTTTGGCAGACCTAGTGGACCATTATATATTGATTTAACTCTAGCAGATGATGGAGAAGTTGACGCTTATTCTACAGTGGTAGTTAAATTTGGTGAATACAAAGGTAGCCAATGGTGGTATGATGGTGTTCGATGGAATGAGAGTCAACAGAAAACAAGCCTACAGCAGGCTCCCCTATTTGACATACTAGACAGCACCGGCAAGAGTATCTCAACATATTCTAGAAGCACTTTCAGAGGTACTAAGATATTTGGTTATGTCGAGGGCACAGGAACAGTTGATCCAATCCTAGGTTTTGCTCTGAGCTACAAGACTTTCCAAACCCAGGGAGATATCAAGTTCCAGAATTATTTTAATACTGACACATTTGAGTATATAACCGCAGATAATGTTCTAGTAACAGATAAGATTAATCTCAATTATATTCAGAAGATAAGAGATGCTGCAACTTTAGTACCTAAGAATACTTGGCTAACTGTTCCAGAAGCCAGCAGACAGTATCAACAGATCAGTTATATCTATGACGGATCTAATAATCCGTTTTTGATCGACATAACTCCCAATGTATCTGCTACTATTCCCAGTGTCAAGGTGTTCCAAAACTTCGTTTATCTAGACCCTAGCAGTTGGACATTAGCCAACAATGAGATCACTTTGCTAACTCTCACTGAGCAAGATCAAGGTGATCAGATAGATATCTTGGTTTATAGCAGAGACGTCAGTAAATTAGGTTTCTATCAAGTCCCACAGAATTTGGATCTAAATGCACAGAACATTGACATTGATACATTGACCCTTGGTCAGATAAGAAATCATTTGATAGCTCAGTCACAGAACAGCACGATATTAGTAGGTGACGTTCTTGCACAGAGCAATCTCCGTGATATTGATATCAAACAACAAGGTGGCACGATTCTACAACATTCAGCACCAACCCCATATGCCAGCCTATTCCTGATTGATGAAAAGGCAAATTTTGTTAACGGGCTTAGATTTGCGCAACAGGAATACACTAGATTTAAAAACAAGTTCTTTGAACTCAGCACCAGCTTAAATGGTATCAATGCTGATGATCCAGTGGCTAGCGTTGACTTGATCATAACGAGAATCACTCAGGTCAAGAACAAAACATTTCCTTGGTATTACTCCGACATGGTACCGTACGGTCCATTGAAAAATATCGTAGGTCAGATTGGCAGCATCGATGGGTTTGAAATATTTGACCCATTGAAACTGAACTATGAGATCACTGAAATATTCAATGACCAAGAGCTCAGCAACAAGGCAGTGTTAGTTTATTTAAATAATGTTCAGCTGATCAAAGGTATCGAATATAATTTCAGCATAGATACTCCTAGCATTAATTTTACCACAGAACTTGCCGTGGGAGATATAGTCAAGATAGTCGAATACTCAAACACTGATGGTAACTACATACCAGAAACACCCAGCAAGTTAGGTCTATGGCCTACTTACATTCCTGAAATATTCTTAGATGATACTTATAGAGTACCCACAACGGTCATCAGAGGACACGATGGTAGTATCACTCCATCATTTGGAGATTATAGGGATCAATTTTTACTTGAATTAGAAAAGAGAATCTATAATAATATCAAGCTACCTCAGAATTCTGTGTTTGGTGATATATTCCGAGTGATCCCTGGTAAGTTCAGAGACAGTGATTATAGTCTAGCTGAGATCAATCAATTGACCAGCATAGATTTCCTAAACTGGATCGGAAACAATAAACTAGATTATTCAACCAATGATACGTTTGATCCTAACGATCAGTTTACCTGGAACTATGCAGAATCAACTGACAAGATAAACGGTAGTAAATTACAAGGTTCGTGGCGAGCCTGTTATCAATATTTCTATGACACCATACGTCCGCATATCACTCCCTGGGAAATGCTGGGATTCTCAGCTGAACCAGACTGGTGGCAGGCATTCTATGGTCCAGGGCCATACACAGGCGGTAATAAACTCTTATGGGATGACCTAGAAGCAGGTCTCATCCGTTATGGTGACCGTGCCGGGGTTGATGTTAATTATCGCCGCTCTGGATTAAGTGCGGTAATTCCGGTTGATGTCAATGGTAATCTATTGAGTCCAGCACAGGCGTTATCACGATCATTTAACAGCAAGAGAACAGCCAGTGCATGGGCAGTAGGTCAACACGGTCCAGTGGAATTTGCTTGGAGGAACAGCAGTGAATTTCCTTATGCTGTACAACAAGCCCTGGCGCTGGCTAAACCGGGTAGGTATTTTGGATCATTGATTGATACTTATAACTACACACCATTGAATATACTTAATGATCTTGATGAATTACCTGACGGAACTGTCGCAGGATCGCAACAATATCTGACTCGCACGACCAATCACCATCTCACACAAGATGCAGTTAACTTCAATGGTAACACCAATTCAGGCACCGTGTATAGAGGATCTGGGTATATCAACTGGGTCGCTGATTATTTGACAAACCTAGGTATTAATCCCACAGCCTATCTCATACCTATGCTGGAAAACTTCCAGGTTAATCTTGGCTACAAGCTAGCAGGATTTACTGATCAACGTTATCTAGAAGTTCTAGCTGAACAGGTCAGTCCAACCAGCACCAATGCCAGCGTGTTAGTACCTAATGAGAACTATAAGGTTTATCTAAACGAAAACCCAGTACCAGTTGATAAGATAGTCTACAGTGCTGTCATAGTTGAAAAAACAACCAATGGCTATAGCGTTCGTGGATATGATCTGTTCAACAGTTACTTTACCATCATTCCTAGCGTGGTAAATTCTAATGCTAGCAGGATCACAGTCCAGAATAGATCTGCTACCATATATAATAACTATCAGAATCTTAAACTACAGGTTCCATATGGTTATGAATTTACCACACCACAACAGGTATCAGATTTCTTGATCAGCTATGAACGCTTCTTGATCGCGCAGGGATTCACTTTTACGGAAACAGACCTTACACTAAACGAGATACGTAACTTTAGACTCAGCGTCAAAGAATTCTTGTATTGGAGTCAACAGGGATGGAAACCAGGTAGTATTATTGTGTTGAGTCCTGTAGCAGAAACCATCAATGCTATCAGTGTCAACAGCATCACAGCTGGTATCGAAGACAGCCAATATGGCAGCAAGGTCCTTGATCAGAATTTTGGTCTGGTGAAAAATAACAACTATACCGTGGTAAGGACCCCTAGCACATTTAAGTTGAGTCTCAATAATTCGGCCAGTGTGATCGCCTATGTTGAAGTCAATCTGGTACAGTATGAGCATGCACTAGTATTTGACAATCTCACTGTGTTTAACGACGTTATCTATCAACCAGAAAGCGGCAGTAGACAGTATCGGTTGAAACTGGTTGGACAAAAAACTGCTGCCTGGGATGGTAGTCTCAGCCCAGCTGGATTCATTTATAATTCTGGCGTAGTTGACATTTGGAATCAAGGTCGAGACTATCTCAAAGGTGATCTAGTAGACTATAAGAATCAATATTATACTGCCTTACAAGATGTTGCGGCTAACCCAGCATTCCAATTCCAATTTTGGCAACAGATTGACGCTAGCCAGATACGAACCGGACTATTACCTAATTTCTCAACCTTGGCAGTACAGAGCCAAGGATACTATGACTCCTATAGCAAGATCAGAGATGAAGATCAGCTGAGCTTCAGTCATGCGTTGATTGGATTCAAACCTCGACAGTATCTAGCAGATCTTGGATTGTCTAGGACCACACAGATTGAATTCTACAAAGGATTCATCAAGCAGAAAGGCACAGCCAATGCAGTCAATGAAATGCTGACTGCGAAATTTAATAATCTAAGCAGCGACATTAAATTCTATGAAGAATGGGCCATGCGTGTGGGCGAATATGGAGCCCTGGACAGTAATCCATTTGTGGAAATACCCTTAGATGAACAGGCATTTGGTGCAAATCCCAGCGTGGCCAGATTCCTTACTGCCGCAGACAATAATCTAGCAGATGGAATAAGTTTATTCAATCAATCACAGCTATATAAATCCTATGGCAGCTATACTGGTAATGTGGCCTTAAACAGAAACCAGTATAGTAATGTTGACAATGATATTCCTACAGCGGGTTATGTCAACATTGATGACGTGGATTTAGCCATATTTGATCTAGCAGATTATGTAGATCTCAACAACGATATAGCCAACATGGGCAGTGGATATACCATATGGGTGGCCAAAGATTTCACACAGGATTGGAATGTCTATCGCGTGACTGAAACTAACAATTCAGTTCTCCAGGTAGCTAATGCATCAAATGGGTATGTGACTTTCACTACCAAAACTCCACATGGATTTATCTCTGGTGATATATTCTTAGTTAAAGATTTCCTAACAGCGTTTAATGGATTCTATCAGGTATACAGAGTCATGAGCCTCAATGAGGTCATGGTTACCTATGCAGGATCAACAGCTAATCTAACTATCTTATCGGGTAGTGGTATGTTGTTGAGAATGGACAGCATGCGATTCAAGTACATGGAAGATAGTCGTATTTACGGTCTGACAAATCCACCAAATGGTTGGAAAGTGGGTGATAAGATTTGGATCGATGATGATGCAGAAACTACAGCAGTGCAGGGTCAGCCATTTGGCACACAACCTAACGGCACATGGAAGGTCTATGAAAAACAAACACCATGGGATTATCAACAAGAGTTACTAAAAGGATCAGGATCTTACACGACTGATGACGGTTACGGAACATCAGTCAAGATGTCAGCAGACGGATTGATAGTGGTAGCAGGATCTCCTCAGAGCGGAGTGACTGGCAGTGTTAGTACTTTCCTAAAAAACTATGAAGGAGTATTCTTAGAAAGTTTTAGTATTAGTCCATTGGCGGCTAACACTAGAACATTTGGATCAGCAGTTGATCTAGCCACTAGGGCAGATGGGTCAGTAACTCTTGGAGTAGGCGCACCCACTAGTTTTACTGCAAATGCTAACGTTGCTGTGGGTCTGATTTACATTTATAATAAATCATTGAACTCAACCAGCTTTGAGAGAGGACAAGTCCTAGTAGGAGACACTGGAGATTTATTTGGCACTAGTCTAGCATTTAATCAAACCGGTGAATGGGTCTATATAGGTGCTCCCGGCACTAATAAAATGTATGCCTATGGTCTAAATAGATTCATATCTCCACAAGAACAAGTCACGTCAGTTAATGATAAAAATACCTTATTCTTCAGTGGTAATATAGTAGCAAACATAGGCGATATAATTTCACAACCAGTGACTGGAGCCCGGGCTACTATTCTAGGTAATCTTTACGCAGGTAATCTAGAGGTTGATAATGTTACTAACTTCTATTATGGTGCTAATATAATTATCGCCAATGTAACTGTTGACGCTAACGTATTCATTACCAGTGGAGCTTATGTAAATGACACAGCGATTCATCCAACTACTAAAACTAATGTATCAATAACTTCTAGTATTCCATTGACGTTTGTTCCTGAAGTACCAACAGACACAAATTCATTACTGGTTACCAGCGGTGGTAAGACTTATATCCCAACAGTTGACTATGTCATAGGGGGTAACTTAACTGTTGGATACAGATTAGATTTCATCAGCGGTAATGTTGAACAAAGCGACGTTACCATAAGCCAACAACCATACTATCAATTGGTAGACACTTTGGTTATGCCATCAACTATCAGTAATGTTACTGGTGCTGAATATGGATTTGCCTTAAGTTCTAGCTTTGGTGGTGAACAGATAGCAGTAGGTGCGCCCAAAGACACGGTTAACGTTGGTGTTTTTGCTACAACCACAACCAGTAATATCGAAGTTTCAATACCAATTGGTATGGCCACAGCTAATGTATTGTATCAAGGTAATGTAGCCAATCTAACAGGCTATACTGAATACACAGGGTCTGGGTCAGTATATGTGTGGGATCGCGTGATCGAAGCATTTAATACTATCACTGACGCAGTATCGGGAACAGGTGGACAAGACTATAGAACTGTAAATCCTATTGCCGATGTGTATAAAGTCACCTTAGACAATGTTGAGGTAACTAATTATACAGTTGCCAACGCCGCAGGTAATATATCAGGTGTTCGCGATACTATCAGATTTGTCAGTCCGCCGCCAATTGGTCGCGTGATGTTCGTTGAGGTCAACAAATTTAATCTATTAGAAAGGATCGTTGGAGTAGACAGCTTAGAAGGCGGACTAGCAGCCATCCAAAAAGATGCCTACTTTGGCACCAGCCTGACTATCTGTAGTAACAACTGTGCGATCTATATCGGAGCACCTAACTATGACAACGGTACTGAATACAATTCAGGTGCTGTATGGAAATTCCACAACAAAGGTCGTTTATATGGTACTAACACAGCCTATGGAACAAATCCCATATTCACTCCTGGTGATACTATCCGCTTAAATGACTTTGAAGTCACCGTCACAGGAACTACATTAGACAGCCTTGTCAATGATATTAATTCAGCTGGTATACTAGGAGTGACAGCTACCAATGATGCAGGGCGCCTGAGATTAGATTCTGATGTTACTGTGGCCAAGGATCTACTGCGTATAGTATCCGGTGTTCGCCAGCCTGGCAGTGCCGGGGTACTTGCAGCAGCCAATACGATAGTGTTTGCATTCATGCAGATCATTATTAATCCTTTTGGCAATCCTGGAGAGTACTTTGGTAACAAGGTCAAACTAGCGGCCAATGCCTACATGTTGGTCATTGGTAGTCGCCGTGGTACCACCAGGAAATTTACCACATTTGATGCGACCATTACAGCACTAGGCACGAGGTTTGATGATGCGACCACAAGATGGTTTGATAGCATACAGGGCAGTGGTAGCGTGTACATCTATGAGTTATATGATGATCCTCGCAACCAAGTTGAAAACCCAGGACGCTACGCCTATGCGCAACAACTTGATCCTGGTGATCTAGTTCCGGGCAGTCAATTTGGTGCTGCTGTGGACATCGAAGGAACGTTTATCACGGTGTCGGCGCCTAGTGCTACGGTAGCCAACGCATCACCTAACTCAGGTACAGTTTACATATTTGCGAATCCAATCATGACTCGCGGGTGGGAATTGATACGTTATCAACAACCTAAAGTTGATGTGGACAGCATCAATAGGATCTATCTATACAGTAATCAAAATAATACTATCTTAAGTGATCTACAGTTCATCGATCCAGCCAAAGGCAAGATCTTTGGACAAGCTGAACAGGAAATATCATTTAAGACAGAATATGATCCCGCAATCTATAATAGAGGATCTAATCCAGCTGCAGATATCAGCCCTAACATCTATTGGAGCAGCAATCAAGTTGGCAAGGTATGGTGGAATCTATCAAGAGTCCGATACGTTGACTATGAACAAGATACTCTGACCTACCGCAGCCTATATTGGGGGCAACTATTTCCAGGGTCAACTATCGAAATCTATGAGTGGGTAGAAAGCACAGTGCCACCAAGCCAATATGTGATAAATGGTGGAGATGGTATACCTAAGTATGCTGATGATTCGGCTTATGTAGAAGATATAACCGTGGACGCATTCACTGGCATAATCACGACCAAATACTATTATTGGGTCATTAACAAGACTAGTGTTGATCCTAATGATCCTACCAGACGCATACCGATATCAGCCGTGGCAGATATTATAGCTAATCCTAAAAATCAGAACATTGCCTATGCAGCCATGATACGCCGTGATGCTATAGCATTTTATAATGTAAGTGACTATCTAAGTGCCGATAATACTATCATGCATTTGGATCATCAGCTGACCATCAACACAGACGTTATACATAGTGAATACCAATTGGTACAGAAAGATAACATCAATGATCCAGTCTCGGACAAGATAGTCGATAAGTTGATCGACAGCCTATCTGGGGTAGATCGCAACGGATCAACCGTACCTGATCCTAAACTGAGTCCAGCTGATCGTTATGGCATCGCAGTACGTCCAAGACAAAGTATGTTTGAAGATCGTCTACGGGCCGTTAGCGAGATGGTCTTGTATGTAAATGATATCTTACTGGCCAATCCCGTGGTTGAACAGTTTAACCTAGAAGGAATGAACATAGCAGAGCCCATACCTAATATCAAGCTAGGTGAATATGATCAAAGCGTGGCTACTGAAATAGAATTAGAATATATCGACACAGATGAACTTGATCCAGGATATCGAGTATTGGTCTTGACTGACATTGGCCAAGATGGACTATGGGTACTGTATGTGCTATCAGAACAAAAATCCTGGGAGATCGTTCGCATCCAAAGTTACAAGACTAATCTATATTGGCAATACGCAGATTGGTATGGAGTTAACCCCGATGGCACCAGATATAGCGCCACCGACAAACCTGATTTTAGCGTGAATACCACCAATGATGCGCTAAAACTAGCAGCCACAGAGGGACAACTGATCTATATCAGCAATGCCACAGGTAACAATACCTGGCAACTGGTGGAAGTAGAGACTGATAGCAGTTTCCGAGTAGTTGGTATACAGAATGGAACCATACAGTTGGATCAAAGTCTAGTAGATTTTGCTGGTCAGGGTCTAGGGTTTGGTAATCAGGATTTTGACAGCAACAGATTTGACCAGAATCCAAATATAGAAATTAGAAATATCTTAACAGCGTTGAACAATGACATATTCATCAACACTCTCCAAGGTGAATTTAACAAGCTATTCTTTGTCATGGTCAATTACCTATTGACTGAGCAGACCTACGTCGATTGGTTGTTTAAGAGCAGTTTCATCAGCATAACACATAAATTAAGAACTCTCAGCCAGTTCCCTAGTTACATAGTTGACAATCAAACCTACTATCAGGATTACATCAACGAAGTCAAACCTTTCAGGACCAAGATCCGTGAATACAAGATTGACTATACTGGCAACGATACCTTTGGTGGTGATATAACTGACTTTGATTTACCCGCTTATTATGACACATCCACTGGATATGGTATATTCCGTAGCCCCAGCGGCGAACGTCCTTATGTGACCCAAGATTCAGCCACATGGCAGACATGGCCATGGAATCAGTGGTATACGAATCGCGATCTGCAGGTTTCTAGCATAAGAATAACAAATCCTGGTCAGGGTTACATATTACCTCCTTTAGTCACTATAGTCAGCACTGATGGTAAGGGATCAGGAGCAACTGCTTTGGCCACTCTAGATGGTAACACTGGTGGAATAGCTGTTATCACGGTCACCGATCCAGGTAGTGCTTATACCACCACACCAACAGTGATCATCAATGGCAGCACCATTGGCAACATCATAGCCATCGGTGGTAATGTTTCCGCAACATCTGCAAATACCTACACACTGTCAACGGTGACTGGATTATTTGTTGGTATGACTGCTAATGCAGCGTTTGCCGCTGACACCCAGATTACCAGTGTTGATGAAGGCAATCTGCAGATAACCATGGACGCAGGCAATCTCACTACATTTACCGGTAGCGTCATCAGCTTTGGTTATCCAGGACAAGAAACAGGAACTCCAGCAACTGCCTATGCGGTTATGAGAAATCCACAGACAAGAAACTTTGATACCACTATCAAATTTGATCGCATTACCTACGATAGCACGGTACAGGAATGGCAATCAAATACTGCTTACACGGTAGGTCAGATCATCACCCATGCACATCTTGATGGGAATGTCATGATCCGCAAGGCCTATGAGATAACTGCGAACGCAGTTTCGGAAACTACATTCCTTGCTAGTGACTATGTAGAATATGCTGCTGGCCGTTTTGACAACGCCAATGATCGAATCGTGGGCTATTACGAACCTGGAAGCATCATGCCAACAGTTGATGTGATAACGGTGCCGTTAACACTGGCCAACAGTGCCACAAATACAAATACAATCTATGTGTATTCCGTAGATGGAGTATTTCCTGGTATGTACATTGGTAATTTAGGTGTTAGATCGGGATATATCACTGAGATAGTAGGCAACATACCAGTGATGATTGACAGTGTTGGATCTATGGGAACCATCGTTGGCAATCTGGTTGCTGGTAGCAGGATCGTAACTGGAGTAATCGGAGACATTACGGCTATCCGTGCAGATGAAATAGTCACGAACATAGGACAGGTCCTAGGTGACTATGTGACAGGTGCTGGAATACCATTGAACACCACGGTGACAGCAAATACCATAGCTGGTACTATTTCATTAAGCAATCAGGCTGCCGTAACTGAAAATTTTGTGGATATAACCTATGGTGGTACAGTCATATCTGTATCGCAGATAACACTAAGTGTTCCGGTATCTCTAGCAACCAATGATACTATCACAGCAAGATATGAAAGCCTGGATCAGCTGATTACGGGCATTGATTATCCTAATGCTCCAGTAAGATCACCAACTTTCCGATCTGATCCACTGTTTGGCCGAAACTGGGATAACACTGCCTATGATGGAGTACAATACAGCCGAGATGGTATCGCCTTGCTATCAACTAATGCTTATGATATTTCTCTATATAGCTTGTACGGTGGAACACTGGGATTCGCTCCTGAAGATCTCATTACCTATGGTGGTGATTTCGTCGACACATACCATAGTCGTGCTCCTGAAGAACTAGTACCTGGTATCGCATTTGACACCTTGGATATGAGGATCTATACCAAGATTGATGCTAATGCTAATGTCATAGCCTATCGTGTGTTTAATAACATGCTAGGAGACACAGGATATCTACGCATATCCTCAGCTAATGCCACAGCACTAACATCTCAGTTGACTATCAATGACAGTGAAATATACGTGGCAGATGCTAGTAAATTAAGTACACCAGATAAATTAACAGCCACACCCGGAGTCATATTCATCAACGGTGAACGTATCACCTATTATAGAAATTATAGTTCTGAAGTTACTGTCTGGACAGCTAATACCAGCTACACATCAGGCAGTATACTAAGCTATGGTAATGTCATAACATTTAGTTCAGCGATCACAGCTAATCGCGGTGAATATATCGCGCAGGCTAATATTGGTGCTAATGCCATAGTGACTGCTAATGTGATTAATTCTACCTCAGTTCCTGTTTACTATATCAGTGGTAGCCCAGCATTTAGCCTGGGTGCCAATACTGTACAAGTTACTACCGGGATAAATGCAGTACAGGTATCGGAAATTCTAGCATCAGGTAATGCACAAATATGGAGTGTGGCTGGCAACAGCAACATCAGAGTTACTACAACCGCAGTGCTGACCACGGGTACAGAGATACAGTTTAATACAAGTTTTGGTAATGTTGTTGGTAACATCACCTACTACATAGAATCAGTGTATGGTAATGCATCTACAAGCCCAACTGTGCCAGTAGCCAATATCATTAAGATTGCTAACACAGCTAACGGTGCTCCTGTAACTGATCTAATTGCTAATTTCTACAGTAATATCACTGCCAATGTTATAACTATTGTTGATTATGATGCTTATCCTATAACCAGTGCTGAAGCCTACTACAAGACCACAGGTAATGTTAATTCAACCACATTCAACTTTGCTAACGTAGCGCAATTGCCTAGCCTAAATATCCTAAGCCAGATCCATAGAGGCACACAGGGCACAGGCAGTGCGAGTGTTTATCCTGTTGGTATGGAAGTTCTAGACGGCGGTCGAGATCAATTGGTTCCAGCAACTGCAAACATCAGTAGAATAACTACCACAGCTACCAGTGGACAAACAGTATTTCCAACACCTAGATATCAACTAAGATCAGATGCGGATAATCAACAACAGCTAAGGGTTTCTGTAGACGGTGTACCAACATTTATCAATGCTTACAACGAAGTTGCTAGTTCATCAACTACGGTCAGCTACACAGGTACAGATGGTAATCTGGTAACTGTGACCGTAGAATATGGCAATACCATAACATTTGTCACTGGCTTAACCAGTGGTAGCACGGTCGTAGCTGAAGTTGATGTTTATTATGCTAACGTATGGTACAATAGCGGAGTTGGTACAATAACTGACGGTTTAGGATTTACAGGTGCTAATACCGCAGCAACGAACTTCTTAAAAGCCTACCCAGTAACCAGTACAGTGATACCGGGAGTAAGTAATGCATTGACTACTGAAGATGCGATAAATACACTAACCACTGAAACAGATGATGAAATTTATACTGAGGAATAGAAATGACGATTAAGATTAGTGAGCTTGCAAATTTAACGGTAGTACAGGCCAATACAATAGTGCCTGTAGTAAGCAATATAACTGGCACACTGACTACTGTGCAGGCTAATGTCCAACAACTAAGAGATTATATTGTTGCTACAGGAGTAAGTGCAAATATTACTGCATTGTTTACTAATGCAGCAACACAGAGCGATCTAATCATAGGTATTAATAGCAATGTTATCCAGGCTAACTTAGGCATGAAAGGATATGTTGACAGCATATCTGGAAGTGAGAGTATCGCTAATGTAAATATGAAAGGCTACGTTGATGGGCAAATCACAGCAGCTAACACAGGAGTTACTACAGCCAACATTGGTATTATTGGTTATATCAATCTCGGTAATACTACTACAAGAAATTATATTGATGGACAGATTAGTGCGGCAAATGCAGGAGTAACTGCAGCCAACATTGGCATCATTGGATACATAAATCTTAGTAACACTTCAATGAAATCATATGTTGATGGACAGATCACCGCAGCTAATGCAGGTGTTACATCAGCTAACATTGGTATGAAGGGATATGTTGATAATCAAACTTACAGTAATGTGCAGACCTCAGCATTTTTTATCACCAACCTTCCGACATATCAAGGAAATATTGGAGTAAATGTCAACGTAACCAATGGAACAGTCACAGCAAACAGCTTTGTTGGCAACGGTAGTCAGCTAACTGGTATAGCCTATACTATGGGCAACGTTGCTCATTGGACAAGTAATGTAACCACTATATCTGCAGCATTAAATCAGTTAGCCAGCCGCATATACAACATAGAGAATCCATAAGGAATAACATGGACAATACAGCGATAAATAAGAGTATGGATACTAAACTAAATCAAAATCAACCCGAAAAAAAGCCTGATGAGCGTGGCGGAATTTACCTCCAAGGCCATCTCAAGATATTTGACCCCGAATCTAAAGAAGTGTTCGTGGACAAGCGCAACGCCATACACTATGAAAATTTTTCAGTATGCCTAGCCCAAAACGCCGCTAACAAGGGCACTAATTTCATCACTGAGATGCACTTTGGCAACGGTGGTACTACAGTAGACCCTACTGGCGTTATCACTTATTTGCCTACTAATACCAATGTACAGAATGCTGACTTGTATAATCCTACATATTTTAAGATCGTAGACGATACTAATGCAGCCAATACAGATCCACTGAATAACAAGCTAACAGTAAATCACACCCCAGGGTTGAAATACACAGACATATTAGTTACCTGTTTATTAGACTATGGTGAACCCAGTGGGCAAGCAGTGTTTGACAATAGCCAGAATCTCAACGGTGATTTCGTCTTTGATGAATTGGGATTGTTTGGGTCATTGCCTGGTGCTAATGGTCTAGGTGCAGGTTTACCACTATTGACACACGTGATTTTCAGCCCGGTGCAGAAGGCACTGAATAGGCTAATTCAAATTGAGTATACGGTGAGAGTTCAAACGCTAACAAACTTGACAGCATAACTAGGAAGATAAAATGTCGTACATAATTAATTTACCCAATGGACAAACTCTAGGCGAAGTCCTAGACGGAACCATAAATAACACCGCAACCAGTTTGACCTTAGTTGGTCGTAACTATAGTGGATATGGTCAGATCATACAAAATGATCTAGTAGCTCTCCTAGTGAACTTTGCCTACAGCGTAAGCCCAAGTAATCCTAATACAGGGCAAATTTGGTACGACACTGGTAGTAGTGTGGCTAAAGTGTGGACGGGTAGTGTTTGGAAGATCATTGGATCCTGTACTAGCCAATCTACCGCACCTGCTACTACTATCGCAGGTGACTTATGGTGGGCTAGCACAGACAAACAATTATATGTCTATGATGGTACTACTCCTTTTGCCAGCACTGGATGGATCCAAGTAGGTCCTGGATACAGTGTGGTTGATGGCAAGAGCACTGCAATCCGTGAAACTATCGATAACATACCAGTAACGAGTCTATATCTAGATGGTGTTAGAACTGCTATTATCAGCAGTGCAAATTTCACTCCAGCGACTCCTATCACAGGATTTGCCAACATCAGAGTTGGACACAATCTCAGCAGCGTGTATCCAATCTATGGTGTAGCAGAAAATGCCAACAATCTAGGTGGACAACAGGCCGCTAACTATTTCCGTAACAACATCAACAACAGTGGCACAGGCACATTAAGTATCGTTAACGATAGCGGACTTACGGTGGGAGCATTTGGACAATTTGTTGCTAATATTTCCAGCAATAACGTAAGCCTACACAATACACTTAATGGCACATTAAATCTTGTAAATCAAGGTAACGTTGCTCTTATAGTAACAACCGCTGGTCAGATTACGGTTAATACAGATCCAGCAGTAGCATTGGGCGTAGCAACAAAACAATACGTGGATAACAGTTTCATTAATGCTAATCTATGGGGAGTATCAACTGCTGTCACAGCTCCCGCATTGACAGCTAATACAATGATCGCTACCACAGAATTCGTGCGTAATTTTTCCGGTTTCTATGCTTACAAGATCTACGATGGCGCGAGCCACATGTGGGTTAGCAGCACGTCGGCTAACATAGTGATCAATGGTACCACTGTGGCCACAGCGTCTGCTAGCGGACTTAACTTGTTTAATGGAGCAACAGCAGTAACACAAGGTCAGACCTATGTCACATCGGGTAACAGCCTGGTAGCAACTACGCAATTTGCCAAGACTGCAACTACATGGTGGGGTGGATCAGCTAAATTTGTTAGCAACGCAGCACCTAATCCTGGTGTAAATGACATTGGATCAAATGATGGTGATTTCTGGTTCCAATACTCAAACTAATAAGGTAATATAATGTCATATACGATTAACACAACGAATGGGTCAGTCATAGCAGTAGTTCAAGACGCTACCCTGAATACCATCGCTACCAGCCTTACTCTCGTAGGTAGAGATTATGCAGGATATGGAGAATTCCTAAATGAAAATTTCGTATATCTATTAGAAAATTTTGCGTCAGATACCGCTCCAGCAAACTCTATCAATGGGCAACTTTGGTATGATAGTTCAATTAAAACACTCAAGGTATATGACAGTGGATTAGCTGCATGGAAACCTATTTCGAGCAGCATAGCGCAAGGCACGGCTCCAGCCAATGGTAGCGTAGGTGACCTATGGTTCAAGACCACAACCTACCAACTGTATGTCTACACCGGTGTCATAACCATAGGTGATAATGGTTGGCAGTTAATTGGGCCCCCAACAACTACACCAGGATCGCTATCTGGCGCAGTGGTTGAGACCATACAAGATAGTAGTGCTAATAATCATATAGCTATCAAGTTCTATATTTCAAACGATATCGTAGCAATCATGAGCTACGATGCGGCATACACTCCTCAGACTACACTAGCTGGGTTTCCGATAATTAATCCAGGAATAAATCTAGTAACTTCGGATACTTTAGCTGGTAGTCAAATTACTGGTGATGCTAGCAACGCACTATTTTTAAATGGGGTTGGTTCAACACAATTCTTGCGCAGTGACCAGGACACTACCTCAGCTTATCAACTTACACTCAATGGCGGCCTGGTAGTAGCTACAGATTTGAATATCAAAGCAGTTACAGCAAATAATGAAGTTAGGATCGATAATCTGACCAATCTTAGAGATATGAATTTCTATGCCAATGTTGGTGGTAATAAAACTAGGCTTCTTAAATTAAACGCAACCACGGGATCTGTAGATTTTGCGAATGTGTCAATATCACAACTTGGTGCTGTAAACATAAGCAGCTCGCTAACTGTGGGAACAACTAGTACATTTGCTGGAGCAGCGACATTCAATCAAAATCTTTTACCTAGTGCTAACAATACCATTGAAATTGGCGCGAGTGGAACCAGATTTGCTAATGTATGGTCTCAGACACTTTATGGACACCTAATAGGTGATGTGACTGCACAGTCAATCACGGTGGGTAATGTATCAATAACTGCGAACAGTGTAACATTATCAGGTAATAGTTTTGCATCACAGTCTTATGTGACTACCTATGTCCAAACTTCAGGTAGGAACAGCCAAGGTACTAGGACTATATCTAGTGCCGCTCCAAGCGGCGGTAATGACGGTGATATCTGGTATCAGGTGTAACTATGCCTAAAGTATGGGTTAAAGATCCAGCAGACAGTACATGGAAACCAGCAAAACAAGTCTATGTAAACATTGGTGGTGGAACCGGTGGATGGACCAGCCTGCGACAGGGATTTGTTAATCAAGGTGGACTTAATAAGAGATTCTATCCAGATTTCACAGGTAATACAGCATACACAGTTCCAGGAGTATATTACTATACAGTGCCCAATGGCATTACCAGTCTACAGTTTGTTGTTGGTGGTGCGGGTGGTGGCGGTGGTGGCAACGACAGCCCAGGTGTAGGTCATCCGGGCTATGCTGGAAATATCGTAACATTCACATCCAATGTAACTCCGGGCAATGTTTACCTAGTAGGAGTTGGCCACGGCGGCGGAGCCGGATCAGGTGGTGGTGGAGCTGCAGGGGGCACGGGCGGACAAACTACAGGATTATTCAAAGGTGGTACAGGTGGAACTAGTGGCGGTAGCGGAAGTTCAGGCTCAGGTGGTGGCGGCGGTGAAGCCAGCTATATTTTATCCGTAGCAAGTAATACCGCAGTAACAGGTAGTAATGTAGCTGTTGCAGGTGGCGGAGGTGGTGGAGGTGGTGGAGGTCATGTAGGTACTGTAAATGGTCAACCACAATCAGCACTAAATGTTAACCCATCTCTAGCTTCAACATCTAATGGTGCGAACGGACAAAATAAAAGCGGTGATGGTGGTGGCGGTGGAGGCGGTGGTGGCGGATATCTCTTAGGTGGTAATGGTGGTGGCCTACAAGCCGGGGATCAGGGAGGGTATTCTGGACTAAATGGCGGTAGCCTAATACCCGCAGGAGGATCAGCTAACATAGGACTTAACGGTGCAGCTGCAACGATCACTGGCGGTAGTGGATTTGTTTACATATTTCCACAAATTTAATCTTAAACACTACAGTTTAAGAGTGATAAATAATATAATATAATAATAGGTAATAAAAATGGCATATACAGTCACAAAAACAGCTGGAACGGTGATTACCACAGTAGCAGATGGTACCGTAAATACCACGAGCACTAGCTTGACCTTGATCGGCAAGAACTATGCTGGTTACGGCATTTTCTTAAATGAAAATTATGTGCAATTATTGGAAAATTTCTCTAATACCACTCCACCAACTGCCCCATTAACCGGACAACTTTGGTACGATAATGTCAATGACATCCTAAAGATCTACAACAGTGATACCAACATATGGAAACCCATCTCAAGCAGTATCACATCAGCCACAGCACCTAGTGCCGCAATCAGTGTCACTGGTGATATTTGGTGGGACACAGCCAATGCACAGCTAAAAGTATGGTCAGGATCAGCTTGGATCACCATTGGTCCATCATATACCAGCACAGCGGGTACCAGTGGGCCAGTAACACAGACGATCTTAGATACTCTTGGTGCTAGCCATGTGGTTACGCAATTTTTCGTATCAAACTCAGTGATCATGATCCTGAGCAAAGACTCTACATTCACTCCACAGACTGCGATTCCTGGATTCAGCACGATCATCCCAGGATTGAATTTGATCAGCGCCAGCACCTTAACAGGAGCACAATTCACTGGTGCCACTACAGGTGCAAGTACTCTAGGTGGATTCACAGCCAGCCAGTTCTTGCGCAGCGATATCAGCCAGACTACTAATTTTGCCTTTGGTGCGGCTGGTGGACTAACAGTAGGATCTGACTTAGTATTTGACGCCAGCAGCGGTACAGTAGCAGTGGTCAGCGAAACTACATTAAACAAAAATATCAGATTTGACGTAAATCAAAACGGTGTAACAGCACAGGCACTATTGCTTACTGCTAGTACGAATTCAGCTACATTTGGTAACAATGTAACAGTCAGCGGTAGATTAAGTGTAACAGGCAACATCACTGCCACAGCACCAATCATGCCAAGTGTCACAAATACAGTTAATATCGGATCCGCAGGTAATAGATTCGCCAACGTACATGCTACATTTCTAGTAGGCACTTCAGTGACAGCACAATACGCCGACTTGGCAGAACGATTCGCAGCAGATGCCCCCATGTTACCGGGTACGGTAGTAGAATTAGGTGGCGCCCAAGAAATTACACAAGCAGTCCAAGAATTAAGTGAAGCAGTATTTGGAGTCATAAGTACACGTGCAGGCTTCTTGATGAACGGTGATGCAGGTGATAATAATACACACCCAGCTATCGCAGTAAATGGTCGTGTACCAGTCCGGGTCGTTGGCGTTGTTCGCAAGGGTGATCGACTAGTGTCGGCTGGCATGGGCTTGGCTAGGGCAGCTAAACGTACAGAAATCACAGCGTTTAACGTCATTGGACGAGCATTGGAAAATAAAACAACAGATGACGAAGGTACTATCGAAGCCATCGTTAAGCTAAATAGTTAAAAATAGGAACAGAAAAAAATGGCATATACAACTGGTGGAACGATACAAGCATTAGATTATAATTTATTAACCTGGGGAGGTAACACTACTAATACTTATACCAGTACCCCAAGTAATTTTGCTTATGTATGGGGAGTAGGAAATGGTCAATTTGGGTATGGTCAAGATGCCAGTGCTATTTCTACAGTAAGTGCTGGAGGAACAGTCACAGCCACACAATGGAGCACATTTGTACAGAGATTGAATCTAGCACTAGCCCATCAAAGTGGCGCAGGTGCTCGACTAGCATCAGGATCAAATATTGGTATCGTAGCAGGTGCTACTATACAAGCATTTGCCAACGTAGCCACAGCCGTTACCACAGTTAATACAAATAAATTAGATTTCAATAGCACTCGTGGCTCTACTACTGCTTCAGCCAATTTTGATGCGACATTTGCGACCACCACGTTTACACGTACGATCACAGTTACTTTTGCTTCAGCTGATCAGGCCAGATATTTCTTCAACGCAGGTGGTAGACTTAGTTTGGTATTCTCACCAAGTGGCTTGACTGATAACAACAAAGAAACCAGCTATAATGATCTAATGAATGCTATAGGTACACTGCATCTAGATCAACTAACCAGCACCCGTACAGGTACAGGTGAGACATTGACCACCAATGGACTAGCTATCGGATATTGGGATCTCACAACCAGCAATCAAACCATATTAAAACTTACCAGCGATAATGCAAACTATACAGCCAATACTCTGGAAGTACTCATGAGAGTAGCTGGCGCAGCTGGCTCCAATGGTGGCCTAGGCACGCAGGTTATCTATGATATAACCTACACAGACGGTGCAGATGAAGCATTCGATGATGCAGTGTCTGGCACATTCCGCCACAGGATTGATGTGGTAAAACCAGAAGTCACGTACTTAGCAGATGTTTGGGGAACCATAACTGTCAGTTAATTGACACGAGTTGGCTAAAAGTATATAATAAAGGCACCATTGGTGCTTTTATTTTGACCCAAACTTTTTAAGATAATTACTAGTATGCCAACAAATCCAGAACAATTAGTTGAACAAATCCGAGTAGCTACCAACTACCAAAAAAACAAACAGGCCCTGAAAGCCAAGATCTTAACAGATCTGCATTTGGCCTATGCAGGGGGACTTTTCCTCATTGATACGGATTTATTAGCCTTTTTAGCCACCTGGCCCGATGATGAACTGTATCTAGAAGACGTGTACAACAATCCAATCAAGATTATCAGGCAAGAACTATTAGATCAAGCACGCCAACATTATCAATCAGCTATGAACACATGGCATATAGAACATGAAGAACTCAAACGCATCAGGAAAATCTAGGGGTGTGGTACTGTTTGCTAAAAATACTGATACCATAGATTATCTGGCCATAGCCCACCGTGCTGAGCGCCTGATCAATCATTATCTAGGATTGCCAGTGACCATAATCGGGGGAGAATCCTCGATCAAAAACAAACGCTATAACACAGACAGCGGGGAATTTGAACCGTGGAACAACAGTGGCCGACATGCTGCATATGAACACAGTCCATATGATCAGACTATATTATTAGACAGTGATTATTTAATATTTGATCGCAATCTATTAAAAATACTAGACACGGTACAAGATTATACCATAGCCAGACATAATCATTTCGTTGGCGATACCCCCTCATCATTGATGGGAAAATACAGCCTGTCTACATTATGGGCCACAGTGGTGATATTTAATAAAACAGCCAAGAGTCAGATGTTATTTGATTTGGTAGCTAGGATTGAGCGTAATTTTATTTATTATTGGCGATTATATAATATATCTGCCCTAAATTTCCGCAATGATTTTGCCTTTACGATCGCAGATAATATCATCAATGGCTATCATCAAGACAGTCGCAATTACCTTCCGTGGCCAATCGTCAGCATTAACAAATCTATACAAAGATTATCTTTAAAAGGACAAAAGTTTTATTTACAAATAGATGATCAAGGTTATGTATTGCCCAAACAGAGCATACATGTCATGAGTAAAGAATATCTAGTTAGTGATGAATTAAAGCAATTAATTGAGACAGCTACAAATGCGTGAATTTAAATCACCATTTGGATTCTTAACTATCGCACAAAATACTAAGGTCGATTATTTGAATTTGGCATACCAACAGGCCAAAAATATCAAAAATACACAGATAGATAATCAATATGCAGTTATCGTTGATTCTGATACTTTGTATCAAGTAACTGATAAGCATCGCAAGATATTTGATTATGTAATAGAATTGCCAACTGATTTAGCTAAAAATCAATCATGGAAACTTAGTAATGAATGGCAAGTGATGAATTTAACTCCATTTAAAGAAACTATCAAATTAGAAAGTGATTTATTGTTTACTCGCGATATAGGGCATTGGTTGCATGCATTAAGATTACGTGATGTTTGCCTTAGCTTTAATTGTCGAGATTATCAAGGTCGGCGTGTGACAAAGTCTCCGTATAGAAAATTATTTGAGGTAAATGATCTTCCTGATATTTACAACGGCATGATGTATTTTCGATATAGTCAAACCGCTGTTGATTTTTTTAAGACGGCTAAAAATATCTATACTAATTGGAACATAATTCAACAAGAAATGTTACTTTGCGATCAAGAACCTACTACTGATGTAGTTTATGCTATTACTGCTAAAATTATTGGCATCGAAAAATGTGTAGTTCCTACGCTGGATTTTTTTAATTTTGTACATATGAAATCTAGTATACAAGGGTGGAGCGATCGTCAACCTTGGACTGAGCATGTAAATGTTGAGCATGATGGAACAATGATAAGAATTAACAATATTAATCAATATCATCCTGTACACTATCATGAAAAGGATTTTGTAAATGAATCAGACTGAGATAGAATTTATTAAAGCATTTCAAAGTATTAGTCCTATAATAGTAAATGAAGAATATCGTGCTTATTACGATGATACGGGCAAGATTTTATATACCATGGCAAATACTTTTCCGGAAAATAATGAAAATTGGGTACCAATAACCAAAATAGAATATCAAACTTTAGAATGCCAGTGGTTATGGGTAGAAAAAGGACAGATAGTTGAAAGGAAACCAACTTATAATTATTATTTTAGTTTGACTCTTAGCACAAAAGGTGTTAAAATAGTAAAGAATCATGCTGGAATCGTTGTTGAGCCGGGCGAGAAATATACAGATGTAGGATATTATGACAAAAGAAATAATTGATATAGCAGATCTAGACTGCATCTATCTTAGCTATGACGAACCTCGTAAAGAAGAGACTTGGATTAAGATCCAAAATATAGTACCGTGGGCCCAGCGAGTAGACGGAGTCAAAGGTAGCGATGCAGCACACAAAGCTGCCGCAGATGCTAGCACTACTGATCGCTTTGTATTGATTGATGGTGATAACATACCGGACGCTGAATTCTTTAATCTACAGTTAAAGTTAGACAAAGACTCTAAAAATAAAGTGTTCCGCTGGAAGGCACGTAATCACGCCAATGGATTGATGTATGGCAATGGCGGATTAAGTTGCTGGACTAAAGAATTTGTCTATGCTATGCGTACACATGAGAATACAGATGGAACTGAAGCCAATGACGTAGAGTTTTGTTTTTATCCCAACTATTGGGCCATGCACGATTGCTATTCAACTACATATCCCAATGCCACACCATTCCAAGCATGGCGAGCAGGATTCCGTGAAGGTGTAAAGATGTGTTTAGATCGTGGCAAGCGTCCAGGACTTGTAGATTTTGAAGTTAAAGTACACAATCGTAACTATGATCATCTATGTATTTGGCAAACAGTTGGTGCAGATGTCGATAATGGTTTTTGGTCAATATATGGTGCACGCTTAGGCACATGGATGACCATGTTAAATAAAGAATGGGATTATCGACAAGTGCAGGACTTTGATGCCTTAGCAGAATTATGGAAAGAGTTTGAGAATGATACACCAGATCATTGCACCAGTATTGGGAATCAACTAAGACAAAAACTAAGCCTGCCTATCGTAGATATGGACCCAGAAGAAAGTCGTTTCTTTAAGCACCACTACAAGAGTATATTTAAGAATAAAGGAATAATGGAAAGAGAATGACCTGGACATGCGCGGCTATCGATCATGGAGTGACATTCTATCAGAATGGAACAATAGCACCTTGTTGTCTAATAGATTATTCTTATAGAAAACCTATCGCTGATATAGGGGATGATCCATTTGCAGATATAAGAACAGGATCTGCGCCCGGTGTGTGTAATAAGTGTATAGATGCAGAAGCTAGAGGATCAAATAGTTATAGACAACAATTTAACAGTATGAAAACAGATGCACTAGGATATCAATTTATTGATGTACGGAATTCTAATCTATGTAATATAAAATGTAGGACCTGTTGTCCAGATAACAGCAGCCAATGGGCTATAGAATTAGGACATACTATACCTATTAAACAACAAGATATCGTAAATTATAAAAATTATATATTGTCTCCTATCGTGCAAAGTATATACTACACTGGTGGTGAACCGTTTATTAATGTTGAACAATGGGAATTATTAGAAGAATTAATTAGTCTAGAGTACAGTAAAAATATATCATTATCATATAATTCTAATCTGACTACATTAAAATTTAAAGATAAAGATATTCTAGATATATGGAAACATTTTAAACGTGTAACAGTAATGTCAAGCATTGATGCTGTAGGTGAAAAGTTTAATTTAATCAGATCAGGTGCAGATTGGCAAACAGTTGAAAAGAATTTTATAAAACTAAAAGAATATCAAAATTCTAATACAAATCTAAGCATACAAATTACAACAACTGTGAGTATTTTAAATATTTGGTTTCTTGATGAATTGCTAGAATATTTTTTAGGATTTAATGTAACATTAACAGATTTATATTTTCCAGATTATTTAAGTTTATCTGTAATACCAGATAGTTTAAAAGATCAAGCACTAGCATGTATTGATAAAATAGATAAACTTTATGATGATAAAAGCAAAATTAATTTTATGAGATCACAAATTAATAATAATGTAAACAAAGAATTCTTTAAGGATACTGTATTACATACATTACTTTTAGATAATATTAGGAATGAAAAATTATTTGATGTATTACCATTTAAAAAAGAAGCATTAACCCAGGTATTTAAAAATCTATGACAACTAAAAGTAAATTTATGACAGCGGCAGAAGAGATGAAGGATAAGTTAGGACATAGTCTTTGTCTGGCTAAATGGCAACAGGTAAGCCTACATTTACCCACAGGACTTAACAATAGCTGTTACCATCCTCCACTACATGAGATTGATGCGCAACCGTTAGAGTTCCATCCTAGTGCCTTGCATAACACAGCATATAAGAAAGAACAACGCAAGAAGATGCTGGCAGGCGAACGTCCTAAAGAATGTAACTACTGCTGGACCATGGAAGATGCCGGGCATCTAAGCGATCGTCATTACCGCAGTGGTGAACCTTGGGCAGCAGAACATTACAACAACATAGTCGATCAACCATGGGATGCCGATGTTACTCCTAGTTATGTTGAAGTAAATTTTAGTCACGGCTGTAATCTAGCCTGTAGTTATTGTAGTCCGCAGTTCTCAACTGAATGGGGCAAAGACATGGAACGTTGGGGAGCATATCCTACAAAGAGCCCACACAATGATCCTATGCACTTTAAAGGACGTCGCCAACCTATTCCTGTACGTGAGAACAATCCCTATGTAGAAGCATTTTGGCGTTGGTGGCCTGACTTATATGGTAGTCTTAAACACTTCCGCATGACTGGTGGTGAACCTCTAATGGATAAGAACACACATCGCGTGTTTGACTATATCCTGGCTAGTCCTAAGAGTGATCTACATGTAGACGTCACGAGTAACTTCAGTGTGCCAGAAGAATTATTTGCAAAGTATCTTGCTAAAGTCAAAGACTTATGCACAGGTACAAAGATAGAACATTTCATGCAGTATGTGAGTTTAGACACCGGTATCGCTGAACATGCTGAATACATACGTGACGGACTAGAATTCCAACGCAACCAAGCCTACGTGCATCGTTATCTAACACAGGTCCCAGATCGTAACAGTTTGACCTATATCATCACAATGAATAATCTTAGTATCTTAGGACTACAACGTCTATTAGAACACATCTTAGAGTTGCGTAGGCTATACAGCACAACCTATCAACGTGTTTGGTTTGATACTCCTGTGTTGAGAACACCCAGCTGGCAAAGCCTGCAGATCCTGCCAGAGAGCTATGTGCGGATATTAGAAAATGTAGCCAAATGGATGAAGTTAAATCGCTTAGATGAGGACAGTGATAGATTTGATGGATTTAAAGATTATGAGATACAACGATTAGAGCGTGATGTTGACTGGATGAAGAAAGGTAAAAAACTAGGTGAAAAGTATCTACACGATACACGTGCTGATTTTTATCGTTTCTTTCACGAATATGATCAACGTCGTGGATTAAGTTTTGAACAGACGTTTCCACAGATGAAAGAATTCTGGCAAGAGTGTAAATGGCATGCCGAAAATAGCTAACGAGTCAGACGTACAATACAAACGTAGAGTGATTGATATCAAGTCTGCTAGTTTCTGTGCGGCTAAATGGTACAACGCTACTATATGGTTAGGCAGTGGACAGACTACCAGCTGTCACCATCCACTACCGCACGCTATTGATGTAGAAGCAATTAAAACTAATCCTAAAGCCTTACACAATACGCCTCAGAAGAAAAAAGAACGTCGTATGATGCAACAGGGTGAACGTCCAGAAGGGTGTTCCTACTGCTGGAAGATAGAAGACATAGCAGATCAAGAGGACGCATCTGATGAGATTATTAGCGACCGTGTTTATAAAACAGTTATATATGATGATGGAGACTTAGATGAAGCTTTCAATACTAACGCAGAACAAGACATTAACCTACAGACCCTGGAGATTGCTTTCGATCGCACTTGCCAGTTCGCTTGTAGCTATTGTAATCCAGCTTTTAGTAGTACTTGGGTTAAAGACATCCGGCGTAATGGCGGATATACCAATTTGGTTTCGGATGGTAGGAATCATTTCACTCATGAGCACGATAGTAGTCAGTTGTATACTATCAATGATGTTAATCCCTATGTGGAAGCCTTCTTCAAGTGGTGGGAAACAGACCTCCACAAAACGCTGAAAGAACTAAGGATCACAGGTGGTGAGCCACTCATGTCTGGTTATACCTGGAGACTGATTGATTGGTTCCAAGCTAATCGTGACAAGAGTGCTACGCGGCTTGCTATAAACAGCAACTTAGGATTTGAACAAGATAAATTAGAAAGGTTATTAGATGCTACGGAAGGTATTGAACTGGATTTATATACCAGCAATGAAAGTATTGGCCGACACGCGATTTATATACGTGATGGCCTGGATTGGGATCAATGGTGCAGTAATGTGGTATATCTATTGGATAGCGGCAAACTGCGTGGCCTTCATGTTATGTGTACTATAAATGCCTTATGCTTATTGAGTCTCAGAGAATTCTTGATTAGTATCGTTAATCTTAAACGTAAATATGGTCGTGACAGTATTAACTTTAGTCTAAATATCTTACGTTTTCCTAGCTTTCAAAGTGTCTTAGTATTACCATTGGTAGTACGTGAGCAATATGCTGATGAGTTAGCGTTTGCTTACGGTATTATGGCTGATGATGTATTCTGTCATGAGTTTGAATTAAATCAATTGAGTAGATTGATTGAATACCTACATGAGCCTGAACAAGATTCTCAAGCATTACAGGTATTACAACGTGACTTTAAGAACTTTTACGAGCAGTATGATCAACGTAGAGGTAAAGACTTTAGAGCTACGTTCCCACAATTAGCTGAGTGGTATGATACTCTATGAGTAATAAAGAAAAAGATTATTACGAAAATTATAATTATAATGATCGTAAACCAGTTTATATTGAAGAAAGCAAGCTAAGATCTGATCAATTGGATCGGTTGACTCGTAGTGGTGTATTCTGCATGATACCTTGGATACACATGCATGCCTTTCCTGATGGTCGCGCATATCCTTGCTGTCTCGGCGATGATAAGTATCCTATTGGTAATTTCAAACAAGATACAATGGAATCTGTTTGGAATCAAGATGCTTATAAAACTATGCGTAAAAACATGTTAGAAGACCAACCTTGTAAAGAATGTAGTAAATGTTACGAACAAGAAGCTAATGGATTTATCAGCATGCGTAATAGCACCAATAAAAACTTTGGGCAGCATATTACTATCGTAGATCAGACTAAATCAGATGGAACCTTTGAAGATTTTAAATTACGTTACTATGATATACGTTTTAGTAACTTGTGTAACTTTACTTGTCGTACCTGCGGCGGCTGGTTTAGTAGCAGTTGGTATACTGAAGAAGAAGAACTATACGGTAAACGTAACTATCCTAAAATCATGTTTGCCGGTCGCACAGAAACAGATATGTGGGAACAATTAGTACCTCATATACCATACTTAGAGCAGGTTTACTTTGCGGGTGGTGAGCCAATGATGATGGAAGAACATTATCGTATACTTAAAGAACTTGTTAAGCGTGAAATGTTTAATGTTAAATTGATTTACAATACTAACTTTAGTAGGTTAACATTAAAAGATGACAATGTTCTTGATTATTGGAAGTTATTTAAAAATGTCAGTATTGGTGCTAGCCTTGATGGCATGGGATCTAGAGCAGAATATATACGCAAAGGAACCAAGTGGGATCAAATTGAACGCAATCGTGAAGATATGTTAACAGCATGTCCTAACACTGATTTCTATGTTAGTAGTACAGTGAGTCTTTATAATGCTGATCATGTAACAGATTTTCACCGTGCTTGGGTTGATCAAGGATATTTAAAAGCACAGGATTGGAATATCAATATTCTACAAGGACCTGAACGCGATCGCATTGATACATTACCTGCAGAATATAAAGAATCAGTAACAGCTAAAGTTCAAAAGCACATTGAATGGTTGCGCCCGCAAGATCATTTACAGCGTGCTACTAGCGGATACGAAGGTATGCTACACTTTATGAATGCTAATGATAATAGCCATTTGCTCCAAGAATTCTTCAGAGTAAATGACATACATGATGCATATAGAAAAGAACGATTTGAGGATGTGTTTACAGAGTATAAGGATTTAAGAAGTTATGTTGCCTGAGAAAATATGTATGCTACCGTGGGTTAGTATCGAAACCAGTCCTATAGGCACGGCTCGTCCTTGTTGTTTAGCCAAGGATGAAATCATGCGAACAGATGGTGGAAAATATAACCTCAAAGAAAATACTCTAGAAGAAATTTATCACAGTGGGTATATGCAGGGCCTACGTAAAGAATTCCTCGCGGGCGGTAAGCCAGAAACATGTAGTCGTTGTTGGGATGAAGAAGCTGCTGGGCGAGTAAGTAAACGCATGAACAGTCGCATTAGACTAAAGGAATATTATGATAGAGTTGATTGGACAAATATCGACCCTAATCAACTATGGTTTATTGATCTAAAATTGGGCAATATTTGCAATCTTAAATGTCGTATCTGTGGGTCGTGGTCTAGTAGCAAATGGGCCAAGGAAGAAATAGATTATATTCCTGAGTTAGTGGATAGAAAAACACATTTAGCATATACCTATCTTAAAGACGGAGCCTGGCCGCGCGAGAGCGAAATATTTTGGGATAACTTAAAAACACTACTGCCTAATATAAAATATTTTGAGTTCACTGGTGGAGAACCATTCCTAATAGAACAGCATTTTGATCTATTACGTTATGCAGTAGAACATGGATTTAGTGAGAATATCGAGATACATTATAACACTAATGGAACAGTATTCCCAGAATCTGCAGAGTTATGGAGTAATTTTAAACACGTTGAAATAGCATTTAGTATTGATAACGTAGATGATCGGTTTGAATATGAACGCTATGGGGCAGATTGGGAAGAAGTGCAGACAAATATTGCCAAGTTTACTGCTATACGTAGTAGCAAGATATCAACGCAACTCTGCACTACTATGAACATACAGAATGTCTACTACCTACCAGAGCTATGCGATTGGATCTCAACACAGACGTTTGATCACATTTACTTTAATATGTTGCATGATCCGTGGCACATGTGCATTAGTAAGATGACAGCACCTGCACGAGAGTTAGTTATCAATAGATTAACTTCACATGAGTTTACACCTAAGTTTAAAGCAGAAGTTTTGCGTATAGTGCAATTTATTAAGAACGGTGAAGGTAGTAATGGCCAAGAATTCTTACGTAAGATGCAAACTACAGATGAATACAGAGAACAAAGTTTCTTAGATTCACACAACGAAATAGCCAAGGCAATGGGATATGGAAAAACCTAAGACACTTTGTCTAGCACCTTGGGTACATACATACCTAAGTCCTCAGACTGAACGTCGTATGTGCTGTGCTAGCCGCGAGCCTGCACAGAACTTTGAACAGTATATAGATACTGCTAGTGGCACAGGCACGTATATTCCTATTACCTTAGAAGAACATTGGAACAGCGATCATATGAAATCAGTGCGTCGTCGTATGATGGCAGGAGAAATCTTACCTGAATGTGAAGTGTGCAATGATAAACTACTTAACACAGACGTTTACCGTAGTTATTTTAATCAGATGTTCGGCCATAAGTATATGAGTATATGGGACACTACAGACGAGCATGGTTCAACAACTATGCGGCCTGTAAGTTGGGATTACCGCTTTAGTAATCTCTGTAACTTTAAGTGTCGCATGTGTGGTGACATGTTGTCTAGTGCATGGGAAACTGAACAGAGACAACACGACATGATCAATTGGGATAATCCAAAGAATAATTGGATGCGTCCGGAAGTTAAAAGCGAAATTGAAAAGTTCCAAAGCTCTGTAATAGAGCAAGAGTTCGCTGCCGCAGTGGAGGAACATCGAATCGAGGAAGTATATTGGGTAGGCGGAGAGCCCCTGATGTATGAACAACATTGGCGATACATGCACCGCATTGTTGAACTGGGAGATGGACCAAATGTTTACGCTAGATACAACACTAATCTTAGTCGCATCAATTATCGCGGCATCAATCTCTGCACTGATATTTTGTCTAGGCTACGTGACTGGCAGATCTGTGCAAGCCTCGATGGCACGGGAGCAATTGGAGAATATATCCGCACAGGTCTCGACTATGCGTCGTGGCTTGCAAACTTTCAGGAAGTTGTGGGAATCTCTACTCACCGTAGACAAGCACGAATAGACTTTACACTTACCCTGCCGGGTATGTTTGAACTTCGTAATATTGAGAAGTTAGCTACAGAATTGGGCGTAGACATACTTGCCAAAGTTGTCTTTAGTTTTAGCCCGGATATTATCATGTCGCCTTTAGCCCTACCCAAAGAGATATTACATCCTTGGATAGATGAACTATTGGTTAGCCAAGACCCTGCAGGTCACCTGCAAAATAGCTCGTTAAGGGACATACTAATCCAGCTTAAACTACGCCCAACCTTCCAGGAACAATATCCAGATACTTGGCAAACAGCTCTTGCAGAAGGCAAACGTCGTGTGCTACAATTAGAGAGTATCCGCCAAGATAGTTTAACTTTGGCTGACATTTTACTGGAAAGACGAGAAGTGTATGAGTGGTATCAATCAATCAACTGTTAAGGTAACCCTGCGTAATCCTTTAGATCATACAGATCTATTAGACTATTACATTGCGCCTAACAATACCCAATTGGCCCAGGATTGGATATCGGCATTAAAATCTTTATTAGAATCAGGTAATCTATTAGAAAAGAATTTCTGCTTCATGGGATTTCCTAAAACAGCCAGATCTTTACCGTTTTTATGTAATGAAGTGAATCAGGCGATAACCGTAATAAATGATTTTTTTCCTGATTATCAGATTGAAGAGTATTTTACCCCCGAAAATATCGTAGCTACAGATTATGATTCGAATGGCCCTAACCATGAGATATTAAATCGATTACACAACCATTTCGAGCATTTGCAAGGCACGGTGTGGGGGCTTAGTGATTATTATAAACGTGCTGACTACACTACCAAATATGCTATACGTGAATTGAATACACTTTGCCATGAAATGGAAAACTTAATACTAAGTCAACGAAAAGTAGTAACATTACCATATTGGGTCAGACCTAGTCAAATTACCACATTTTTAAATACTCGTCGGTATGATTTAACAGATGAGCATAGGCAAGGATTTAAAGTCAATGGATATGATCGTGTGTTTGGCGGAGTATATATGCATTGGACACAGATTGGTAAAACACTGTATGAAGTATTTCGTGATGAAGGTGCTCTCAAACTGACCGATACAGTTTGTGATGCTATCACAGAATTAAAGTATTACAGCGGAGAATTTGATATAGAATGGGCCAACGATATTGTCTATGGTGGGAATAATCCCTGGCACAACGAAGAGCAGGATCAGTTCAGACAATGGCTGATAGATAACGATCGCGACCCAAAAGATCCTAGTTTAAGTTTAGGATATTTGCCTATAGGACAAGTTGATCTACACCGTAGTTTTGAAACTTCAAATTATCAAGAAATATGGGATCAGTTAGAACAACACCTAGATATCTACAGTATAGAAGTGGATGGAATAAAAAACACATTTGATTATTGCTGGACTGATGCAGATTATAAACAACAACAAATTAACATGATGAAGCCAGGATATGATTTTAGTAGCAGGGGGTGATAGTTTTATCTGGGGCAGTGAGTTGGCAGACAGCCACCATGGAGGTCCTCTTGGGTATAGCATGAATACATTTCCGGCATTACTTGCTAAAGATTTTGAATATCAATGTGCAGCATATCCCGGAAATGCAAATGATAGTATTGCCAGAATGACTATGACAACCTGTGAAAAAAATAAAAATAAAAAACAAATTGCTATGGTATTTTGGACATTTCCTAATAGATACGAGTTTAGATTTAATATTAAAGAAACTCAACGATGGGAAGTTATTAATACATGGTCAATTGGAAAACAATACGATGATCATGATGCCGGAAATAATCTATTAGTTGATAAACATAAAATTAAAACAGATCAACTCGGTATAGGTGAATTTGCTAAATGTTATTTTGCCAATGTAGGATTTTTGGAGTATTGGGAAACATATTCAACCTTAAAGGAAATAATTTATCTACAGAATTATCTAAAAGTAAATAATATTCCTCATCTTTTTACCTGTGCAGACACTGGATTCTTAAATAATTACACGATTGCCAAGCAAGATGATACTATATCTTGCTTGTATAATCAAATTGATTGGAAGATGTGGTTCTTTTTTCCAGTTGGAACACAAGCTAATGAAACCCAAGCACCAAGAGGCTTTTACCAATGGGCAGTGGAGAATAAGTATAGTATAGGACACGACGGTCATCCCTTAGAAGATGCCCATAAAGATGCAGTAAAATTAATTAAGGAGAAATTTGATGAGTTGGTTAAAAAACATTATTAATCGTATCAAGCTAGAAATTCAATATCGTAAAAAACTAAAAGAATTACGTAAAAGAGATCCATTCATTTACAAATAATGCGTTTATTAGCAGTTGGTGACAGTTTTACCTACGGAGAAGAACTAGCAGATCGTAATTTTGCTTGGCCTTATCTTTTAGGTAAAAAACTTAATAGCGAAATAACCAATTTAGGAAAACCTGGCGCAGGTAATACTAAGATTCTACGCAATACCGTCGAACATGCTAGCGACTACGACATTGTTATAGTAGCATGGAGTCATTTTGCTAGAATTGAAATGGCAGATGAACACGGCATATATGATATTTGGCCTGGGAGTACAGGTAACCTTTTTAAAGATGAATTAACATATAGACGAGACTTATTAAACTATATTAATCGACATCATGACGATCTATATCTATATTCACAACAGTTAATTCGTGTTATCTTATTACAAAATTATCTTAAACAAACAAATAAGAAATACATTATGTTGGACGCATTTACTGAATGTTATGATCCAACATCCCCTAGAGAAAAAATGAGATTATTAGTTCCTCAATTGGCAAATCAAATTGATCCAATGTACTATCCAGGATGGCCAAATAAAACCATGATGGAATGGACATACGGAACCCCTCAAGGACCTGATGGACATTTCTTAGAACAAGGGCATGCGATAGTAGCAGATAAAATCTATGAACATATTAGGCATCTCGGCTGGGTTTCATGACGCGGGAGTAAGTCTTATCAGCGATGATAAGATCTTATTTGCCGCACACAGTGAACGCTATAGCAAAAAGAAACACGACAGTGAATTAAACACCAAGATCCTGTCTGACTGTGTCAGTCAATACGGCATGCCAGATCGCATTGCCTACTACGAACGCCCTTGGGTTAAACGCACTCGCCAACTCTATGCTGGACAATATAAAGAAGCATTTAATTTCCGATCTCTGCGTACCACTCTTAGAGAAGTAGCATCTTGGAGTGGTCTGGACAAGTTACCAATTGACTATTATCCGCATCATCTCAGCCATGCTGCCGCAGGATTCCAAACAAGTCCATATGATCGTGCTACAGTAGTTGTCATTGATGCCATAGGTGAATGGGACACAGCCAGTATTTGGTCTGCTGAATACGTAGATGGCCAAGCCCGATATGAGAAACTATGGAGCCAAAAGTATCCACACAGCCTTGGACTGTTCTATTCAGCCATGACCAAACGTGCTGGACTTAAACCTCTAGATGAAGAATATATCCTGATGGGTATGGCTGCCTACGGCACACAGTTTATGCCTTTGCACAGTCACTTTGTTGCTAATCGACACCTATTGGAATTTAAGTATAATCTACACCTTGGCTGTGATGAATACATGCCGGAACTCAGCAATGAAACTATCGCGGCCAGTGCGCAGTATTCATTTGAACTGTGCCTAAAAGCTATCATGGAACGAGCTCGACAGATAGGCCATGGTAGGAATTTAGTCTACATGGGAGGGTGTGCTCTCAATTGCAGTGCTAATGAAATGTTAGGAGAATACTTTGACAATATCTGGATCATGCCAAATCCGGGTGACGCTGGCAGCAGTCTTGGTGCGGCTGCCCTGACCTATGGCAAGAGATTAGATTGGCGCACGGCTTTCCTTGGCACTGATATACCTGGAGCTTATCCAGTCAAAGATATCCTCAATGAACTCGTAACAAATAAAATAGTTGGAGTGGCTAGTGGACGTGCTGAATTTGGTCCGAGAGCCTTGGGTAATCGTAGTTTATTAGCAGACCCTCGTGGGCCCGACATAAAAGATCGAGTCAATGAAATCAAACGTCGCCAGAAGTTCCGTCCTTTCGCACCTGTTATCTTAGAAGAGTTAGCTGAAGAATATTTTGCCATGCCACGCGGGTGGAAGACTAGTCCGTACATGCAGACAGTGGCTGGGTGTTTGCGTCCACAAGAATTTCCTGCTATCGTGCATGCTGATGAAACTAGTCGGGTACAGACAGTATCAAAAGATGGCAGCGGTATAAGACAATTACTAGAAGCATGGTACACTTGGACTGGATGTCCTATGTTGTTAAATACCAGTCTAAATATACGTGGCGAACCCATGGTCAATGATCGTGCAGATGCTGACCGTTTTGAACAACTATATGGTGTAAGGGTATTGTCATGAAAATATTGATTATGGGATTACCAGGAAGTGGTAAGTCAACTTTAGCCAAACCATTGGCAGAGTTGATTGGCGGAGTATGGGTCAATGCCGATCAAGTTAGAGGAAAATATGATGATTGGGATTTTACTTCTGAAGGACGTCTAAGACAAGCACAACGAATGAGGTATCTGGCAGATGGTATTGAACTAGCCGGTAAAATAGTAGTAGCAGATTTTATTTGCCCCACAGAAGAATTAAGAAATATATTTAAAGCTGACTATACTATTTGGATGGACACCATTGAAGAAGGCCAATTTGCAGATACTAATACCATATTTGAACCCCCAACACAGGTTGACTATCATGTTGAACAATGGTTTAACAATACTCATGCTGAACTAGTTAAAGTAGTGACTAACTATATAGCGAGAAATAAACGTGTTTGATGTGTTTATCATGGACATGGGCGGGCACGATGCTAATGTTGCGACATTAGCTGAACGTTTCCCACATGCCAAGGTTGTTCGTTACTATGATAATCATCTAGATACGATTAAGCGTTGTATTGCTCGTGCTCGCACACCTTGGATCTGGGTCGTTGCTAGTTGCTGTGACTACACAGACTTTGATTTTGATTATCGTTCTCCACCATGGGAAGCCTATCAATTACATTGTTGGCACAGTAGCTATGAGAAGTTCGGTGATACATTCCTGATCAACGTAGACGAATTTAAAAAGCAGTGGGACATAGCCATGCTAGAATGGTACAAGGATGTCAATTGGCATTACCCTGGTGTACCTAGATTATCCTGGCCGGTATTAACTACAACTACAGAAGACATTACCACAGAACTTAAAAACTACAAGTTCAACACACCTTATGTTTGGATTAATCAAACTGTAGATTTTCATCCTCCACTTTGGTCCAACCGTGCCTTTTATAGTTTCAATGACGCAGGTAGTATCAGTATAGCCCCACGTGACGTTCAGGCACATTTAGTGTCTCAAATCTATGATTATCCCTATATTATCAAGCAAAAAACCGCATATCTGACACCTAATTTGCTGGATATTATCTACATCAGCAACGGCGAACCCGAAGCAGAACGTTGGTATACCCATCTTGCTCAAACTTGTGGGCGAGCAGTTAAACGAGTAATAGATGTCGATGGACGTAGTACCGCATATAAAGCGGCAGCTGAACTAAGTTCAACTCCTTGGTTCTGGGCTGTGTTTGCTAAATTAGAAGTTATACCAGATTTTGATTGGTCCTGGCAACCAGATTGGTTACAAGAACCCAAGCATTATATATTCCACAGTCGTAATCTTGTAAATGGATTAGAGTATGGCCACATGGGTGTTATCGCCTACAACAAGAAATTAGTATTAGCTACAGATAGTCCCGGACTAGACTTTACTCTAAGCAAAGTACATGCTGTGGTTCCTCGTCTGAGTGCTGTTGCTCATTACAACACCACACCAGAACTAACTTGGCGTACTGCTTTCCGTGAAGTGATTAAACTCAAAGATGACGTAGCTAAAACCAGCAGTGTCGAAAGCAGTTACCGTTTAGATACGTGGTTAACCGTGGCAGATGGTGACCATGCTGAATTTAGTCTATTAGGTGCCGCTGATGCTGTTGAGTATTACAATAAGGTCAACGGTGATTATACGGAGCTAATGCGGAGCTTTGAGTGGGCGTGGTTACAGGAATATTATGCTAGCCGATATTCTGTTTGATAGCATCAACTACATATTCAATTTCGTAGTCTTCTAGTTCTGGATAGATTGGTAAACTCAAGCAAGTACGACTAAAATTTTCAGCACCTTCTAATATACCCGTGTCATCAAAGGAAGTAAAACTAAATGCCACTGACTGTTGATGCAAAGGTGTTTCGTAGTTAATTCGGGTTTCAACTCCCGTGTTTAATAGATCAGTGTATAAACTCGATCGACTATGATGATGAATAACAAACTTACTCCAAGCATGCTCTACATTCATATCAACAGGTGGAATGCCAACCAGACCATCTAGTTCTTCTGAGTAGTATTCTGCGATTTCTTTACGGCGTGCTTGCCACTGATCAAAGTATTTTAATTTAATTAACATCTGGGCACAGTCTGCTTCACTCATCTTGCTGTTAGTGCCAGATTGCATATTACCATTGCCCTTACCATTGTCATGATAGTCATTGACTAACTCCCAGATAGCTGGATCATCAGTTAGGATCATACCGCCTGATCCATAATTATTTAGATTCTTTGTAGGATCAAAACTCAAGCAACTGACATCACCCAATTTGCCACTGGGCACACCACGATAGTAAGCACCAAAACTTTGTGCGGCATCTTCGATAACAGGAATCTTTTCTTCACTGAACATTTCCATATAGGTGATCAGCTGTTCTTGATTAAGCACATTACCAAATAAGTTAACATACATGATAGCCGCTAGTTCATCGGCTGGAACTGGAATAGTATTCAGATCCATTAGGCCAGTTTGAGCATCAACATCACAAAACACAGGATCAAATCCTGCTTCTAGTACTGAGTTGATAGTAGCAACAA